GCCTTCACGCAGGGCGTACTCGCTCAGCTCGCTGAGCGCACCGGAGCGACCGTTCTCGTCGCGCACCATATGGCCAAGGCCCTCGCTACCATGAAGGACGCAGGACCTGAAAGCGCGCGCCTCTCCATCAGAGGCACTACGGCTCTCGTCGATGGTGTGCGCCTGGCTATCGCTATCTGGCCCGCTGACACCCAAACGCGCAAGGATATAGAGCAGAAGATCGGCCGCCCCTGCAAGCCAAACGAGGCTTTTTGCGGCGCGGTCGTCAAAGCCAACTGTCAGGCCGATGGACGTGTGCGGCCTCTGCTGCGCGGCGAAAACGGCGTACTCCAGTCCGTTCTCCTGAAGGATGAGGTCATCATCCCCCGTAAAGAACAACTGCGCATGCTCGCTGATGCCGTCGCGGCTAAAGCCGTGGCTGGAGCGCCATTTACGGCAGGCACCAAAAGTCAGCCGGGTATCTTCAGCCGCAGAGACGAGCTCCCTGCGCCTCTCTCCGGCTTCAGCCGCCGGCGCCTTGAGGGGCTCCTTGAGGAGTGTCTGCAGGAAAAGATAGTCGTCCGCTGCACATACCGCCGCAGCGTAGGCCGTTACCTGGACGTGCCAACAGGTCCATTCGCCACTGGCAGCGGTGAACTCGAAGAGGGGGCCACTAATGTGGATGCGTAATCAACTTGGGCCACTTGCCCACCACTTGCCCAACTTGCCCACCCCGGTGGGCAAGTTCGATGTGCCTGAAATTATTGGTTTTTTTGGACTTGCCCACCAAAAAACCTCAAAACAGGGTGGGCAAGTTGAGAAGTGTCTGAATTTATTGAAAAATTTAACTTGCCCACCGGCAAAAAACTAAAGGGCTCCCGCTCCCCAAATATATCCCCCCTTTAGGGGGGGGATATTTGGGGCGGCCCAGGCGGAGAAAAAAAATGGCCCATGTTGACCCTTCTTGGAAAATCAAAATCGCATGGCCGCCATCGGTAAACCACGTCTGGCGTAAAACGCCATCCGGGCGAATCTACCTGACCAGGGAGGCGAAGACGTTCAGGGCTGATGTGATGAGCCGTGTGGCTGTGGCGCGCTGCCATGGAGCTCTCCCCAAAGCAGCGCTCGCCGGAAACCTCGCCGTGGCCATGGAGCTCTACCCGCCGGACAGACGGAGACGTGACGTGGACAACTATAGCAAAGCCATACTCGACGCACTGACCCATGCTCACCTCTGGCGGGACGACTCGCAGGTTAAGCGGCAGACGGTCGAAGTGCGAGAACCTAAGGCTGGCGGACAGGTGGTGCTGACCATCTCCGCACTGGAGGATGAGTGATGAGCGAAGGCAGGGCATGGACGCAGGATGACGTGATACGGCTCGTGAAAATGCTGAGAGATGGCAGGACGGCAGAGGAGGCAGCCGATGCCCTACACCGGACAGCGCCCGCGATATGGCAGTACATGCGCTATCACAGGCAGGAGTTCTAGGGCCTGCCTGTGAGGCGTGGTGGTTCCCGCAGCAGAGGGGAAAAATCGCACATGAGAGGCGGAGTGTATATGCGCCGCTGCCACGATTGTGGCGCACCCACGACAGACTATCGCTGCCCTGCGTGCTGGGCGAAGCTGCGCAGGAAGGGCGGTTACAACCTCAGTGACACCGTGCAGGACGTCGAGACGTGCCGCAGTACCCTGTATCAGGATGGCAGCCGGATATGACAGACGGATATGCCTCTGTGAGGCCGCTGTACGGCCTGTGGAGGATTTTTGGAGTAAAAACCTATGGGGCACGGAAAAAGCAGGAAACGCAACAGAGAGTCGTTTTTGTGGCTTCTGATGGCATATGGAGAAAACAACAGGAAAACAGGAGAACTGAAATGACGAGGAAAGAAATGCCTTGAGTCAGCGGCTAAGGCGGTACCAACTGATCGTAATGCGGCCTATGGAGATACTTCGCCCTGTGTGGCTCGTTCGACGGCTTTTGCCCCGTTGTAGAGGTTAGTATGTAAAATTTATTTTACCAAATAAACTTAAAGTAAATAAAATTTTACGGTCATACTACACTCCCCTCTCACCTCGCCCTGCGTAGGCCTTCCGGCGACCCCCTTGTCTGAGAGTCTGTTCCGGATGGTTTTTCAAAGAAGGGGGGCGCGGACGGGCAACAAAAAGCCCCGCGCTCAGGAGATGAGGGCGGGGATATTATTGTTCTAACTGAGGTTTTTCTATATTTCCCCAGAATAGAATTTCCTTTCCTTTTGACCTAACAGAAGAAGCTGAATAGCTAATTCTTAAATCAATAAAATCTTGATTATATATTTTCTTTATTTTATCAACATTATCATAAGTAACAATCCAAGGTGTTTTTAATTTTTTTACATATTTAGATAATATTTTGTGATCATTTTCTTTGTAGAAATTAGTATAAAGCAAGTTACCCTTTTGAAAGTATGGAGGGTCGAAATATATTAAAGAGTTGTTTCCGATATCATCTTTAATATGTTCGACTAGCTTGATAGCGTCTAAATTGTATAAATTGATTCTGTTACGATATGTCGCTATGGATTCAATTTTTTTTATTAAATTATTTTTGTTAAATCTGGCATCAATTTTATAATTTGAAGCTTGTTTTTTCCCCCCAATAACACCCCCTCTAATAATCCCGGATCTGTTTGTTCTATTTAAAAAAAATGTTGAAAAACCAACATCATAAATACTGTAATTTTTTTTGTTGGCATTGATATTCCGTTGTATATTCCATGTATCAATATCTATTGTTGTGCTTGATATCTTGTCACATAGCCAGTATGGTCTGTCTTTTAGTGTCTTCCAAAATGCATATATAGCATAATCAATATCGTTAATAACTATTTTTTCAGCTAAGTTATTCAAAAGTAAACAAATAGATATACCAGCTCCACCAGAAAATGGTTCAACATATACTCCATTCAATAATGAATTTGAATAGAGTATGTTTTTTATTAATGGGAAAAGTTTACTTTTCCCGCCTGGATATCTCAATGGTGTAAGCGTAGTACTCATATTCAAGAGAATAAAATATTAATTTGTGAAAGAGGACAACCTTTTTTCGAAAGGCAATACTTCAACTTTTCGTAAAATTTTGTTTTAAACTCTTCCGCAGAATCTTTATTCTTATTCAACCAAAGACAGAAAGGATCCGTAGACTTGTTTCTTAAAGCTTCTTGTATTGTAGGATTTTTGAAAAAATTTTTGAAAAGTTCACGATTGCACGATACTTCTTTTATGATATTCGAGAAATTATTCATTGTCAACGGCTTTGTTTTATCAAAAGAAAATTTGCTTAGAATCTTATTCGATTCTCTATAGAATACTGTTTTTGAAAAATTTATTTTATTTTTCCAAAAAGCATCATCTTCTTTTAGATTGTAAAGTGTTAAAAACAATAACTGATCAGGAGGAATATCTCCAGGAAGTAGAACAACAGTCTTGAATTGTTTTTTCGTTTTAAAATCTCCATCGAGGCAAACAACGCTTATTTCTGAAAATTCTTGTATTTTTTGCGTAATTAAACGTTCATATTCTTTGCAACCAATCGTTGCTTTGGATATATTTATAACTTTTTTAATTTTTCTATTAGTAATCAATCTTTTAAAAAAGTGTCTTGCTTCATCATCTTCAAGATAAACATTAATTTGTGGGTAATTTTGTGCACTAACTTGTATTGTTCTCACATAGAGATCAGCATTAATTTTCTCCCAATTTAAGTTATTTTGCACAGATATATCACCATAACTATCTGTTAAGTAAACAACATTAAAATCATTTTCAGATTTTTTACTTTTAGAGCTTTTTTGCGACAGTTGATATATCTTTTCGATAATAATTGGTGAGTGAGAAGTTATTACTATTTGTATATCATATTGTTTGGAAAAATGATTTAATATATCTATGAGTTGCTCTTGCGCTGCTGGAAATAATGCAGCGTCAGCTTCGTCTATGAGAAATAATCCCCCGTGGTAATTTTCATATTTTTCAGACAAATATCTAAAAGAGTATAACGCTTCTATTAATTGGCCTGCGTTATCATCGCCGACAGAAACTGATTCTATATCATATTTATCATCGTGAGAAACAATAGAAGATATTGTTCCTTCTGTAGCAGTTAAAATATTTTTGTTTGGATTTTTACATAATAAATTATTTATATCATTCAAAATTTCATTTTTATGTTCTGCAATATATGCATTAGTACCTTCTTCGTATTTTTGCCTTTCTGTGATTGGCAAAAGTCTCCCAACGCTTAAAAAAATGACAGGGTGTGTTATATTTCTACTTGTATTAATCGATTTCCCGTGCTCATCAACAATCGATGTGTTGTTCCTTACCACAGGTCTAGGAAAATCTCTGTCGGAAGTTTTCGTGAAAGAAAGTTTTAAATTTGAAAGATCTTTTTTTGAATACCCATCATGAATATAAAATATTGCCCTCATTTCTTTTGGGTTGTCAAATTTTCTTGACAATCTAAAATGCTTTGAAAATTGAGATTTATATTGATAATTGCCAAGCGTTTTAAAATTTATAGGCTTTATATTTGGATACTTTGTATAGTCTTTATCAAAACTACATATTTGTGCCAAAATTCCAAGTATTGTAGATTTGGATGTGCCGTTTTTTCCACAAATAACTGTTATTTTTTCCCCAAAAGATATATGGATATTGCTTAAACCACGAAATTTTTCAATAGTCAATTCTTTTATCAAAGTTCTATCTTGTTTAACTAACGGCATAGATGATCCTTTTATGCGTAATAAACATATTAAATTTGCTTATATAGTTTCTTCGTTTTTTCAAATTGTATCACCCTGCATGGCTTGCGCTCAGCAGGATTATCTCCATGCCTGTTCAGCCTGGCGTTCAAGCTGGCGTTCCAAGGCCTCCACCATGCCATCGCGCTTGGCCAGCTCCAAGCGCATCTTGTCCACCTGTTGCTGGAGTTTCTGGTTCTCTTTCTCCTTCGCTAGAAGCTTCTTGCACGTCGCGCAGTCCGGGAACTCCATCACGGGGGGCTCACCGCCGGGGAAGTAGTTGCGATAGTCGATGCCCAGGCGTTCGGCGTAGGTCATGAGCTCGGGAAAGGCGATGCCGCCTCCTTTACGCGCGCCAGATAGCCACGCCTTTACGTTCTGCCTGCTCTTAACCCCGACTTTATCAGCAATGGCCTGCAGGGTTTCTCCCTCGGCGTCTAGCGCCTTTACCTTGGCGAAGACGGCCAACCAGAGCCGATTAGCTGTATCCTTCCACTTATCCATATTGTTTTCCTACCCTTGCTGTGCGTCTATGACAATTTACATGCTGGCCTTCTTGAAAAGTAGTAAACTTAATTTTACAATTCGGTTCATGAAGCCGACCGCACTGAAAAACTAACGTCAGACCTACGGCTGACTTCGCGGAAGTTGGCGGCACTTACGGGAACATTGTCTTATCAGGCTTTCTTCTTCCATTGCCGAGGATTGCAAAAGTCCAGCGCCGAGACGGCTGTCGTGTACCATAAGCCTTTGACATCCTCCTCAGCGGCCTCCGTCCGGACATGTGGCCCCCCCTGAACCGGCCAGCCTCGAGCCCTATCGGCAAAGCGCAGGCAAAGTCTTAACCGAGGTAGGGGCATGACGCTCAATAGGGGGAAGAGCGCTTTGCTGAGGAAGGCTGGAACTTAGCTGTCGTGGTAGCGCGTTTCGCATGAGGCGACTGAAAACAGAAGTCTTAGCGTGAGGGGGCGATTTCGACCCCTAAGTAGACTTCTTCACAGGCAGGTGGTAAAAAATGAAAAGTATCTGCATGCCGAATAAAATGCATTTCGTGTGTGAAGGCGTAAAGTTTGAGCGTATCCGCCGTATTACGGGTTACCTTGTCGGCACGCTGGACCGTTTTAACGACGCGAAGCGCGCCGAGGAAGCGGATCGCGTGAAGCATGGAGTGGCGAATGGGCGATAAGGAACTCCTTTTTGGTCTGTCAGGGATAGCCGCACGGTTCCGTGTCTCCAGGGGGACTGTACGCACTTGGTACGCCATGGGCGCTCCCATCATCAGGCTGGGGGAGCGCACCTACAGAGCCTTCTACGAAAACGTGGTAGCCTGGCTGGAATCTCAGGCACAAGGAGAATGGGAATGTACGAAGCAAAAATAGTTGACGAAATATGGAAGGCGCTGAACCATCTTCCGAAAAAGCCCCGGCCCCTCTCGCACATTATTTCACAGGCTTTATATGACGAGGCTGAAGCCTGTGGTGGGTTGTCTGATCTCCTTGGAACCATTGGCAGCTGGGGAGATACCCTGGATGATGAAGAGATCGCTCAGCTGCTTGAGGAATACAATTCTGCATCATAACTGCGCAATGATACCGAACTTCATTGCGTTGTCATTGCGTTTATAGCCCGGTGCTGGCTGGGTAAAGTGCTCATCCAGCACCAAAACGTTCTCCATTTTCCCGACACTGAACATACGCCAGTCTGGAATGTTACCTTTGGAACTGCCTCCGCCTGTCTGATAGCAAAGAAGTTTCAAGCCGTTCTTGTTTCTACCAAGACAATGGGGCTCGACAACACGGGGTAATCCGTCATAAAAGCATGACACGAGAAGCTTGTTCTGAATAGCTGTGATAATCTCGTTTTCTATCATTTTTTTCTCCATAGAGAGGAGCCTGCCGGGGCTCTTCTCTTTTTTTTTGGGCTTTCCGAAAAACCTGTCAACAAAAAAATTAACGGTCTCTAACGGTCTGTAACGGTTTCTAACGGTCTCTAACGGTTTCTAACGTCACCCAAAAACGCTCATGCAAAACCCTGTGGTACGGTTTCCCCAAAAGAAGGGGGCAGACCATGGGCAGAATTCCATACCGTAAACCGCCGAAGAAGGTGGTGGCCTCGGCAGCGCTTATCGCTCTTCTCGGTGGAGGGGCTGCCTATCTCAGCCTCGATACCGTAGCGGATTTTGAGGGGTATGTGCCGGAAGGCTACAAGGACCCTGTAGGCATACCCACCAAGTGCTGGGGCGATACCCGCGATGTCGTCGTGGGGCAGGAATACAGCTTCGAGGAGTGCTCTAGGTCTCTCAATGGGCACATTTACGAGAACGCCCTCCCCGTCACTATCTGCGTGAAGGATTTTGACAAGCTCCCGGACAAGACCAAGGCCGCGCTCGTATCCATGGCCTACAACATCGGACCGACCGCCTTCTGTAAGTCTTCGGTTGCCCGGTATTTCAATCAGGGGCGCCAAGAGCGCGGGTGCGAGCGAATCAGCGAGATATATAAGACCGCCAGAGGGCAGGCCCTTCCCGGGCTGGAGCGCCGCCGTGCGTACGAGTCGGCCATGTGTCTGCGCGGGTTGCAGGAGGGGAAGTAGATGTTCTCCTGGCTCACAAAAATTCTGACGTACATTCCCGGCATCGGATCCATCATCGAAAAGGTGACTGGCGCATCCGCCGAAGCAGAGAAGATTCGCGCGCAGGTCGAGCTCGAGGAAGCCCGCGCCTTCAAGTCCGGCAAGGTAGCCCCCAGATATGTCCGCGGATACATCCTGAACGGCATCCTCGCCGGTGGCGCTATTGTCCTCGTTCTGTCGCTCGTCTGGCCGGATCTGCTGACCATCCCCCAGGACCTGCTCTCCCAGCTGGAGAAGCTGATCCGCGTACTGGGAGCCGAGTAGTGGCGCAGCTCTCCCTAACCAACGTGCTGCTCGGTCTCCTTGTTAGCGTCGTGGCTTTTATTGGGCGGCGCATTATCGAGCGCCTCGACAAGTTGGAGGCGCAGCGCATCGTCTGTGTTCGCGATTTCGCCAAGCAGACGGACAATCAGAACGAGCACAACAAAATCTGGGAGAAGCTGGATAAGCACGAGTCCAGGATTACGAGGCTGGAGACCTCGCACAGGCTATGAACAACGGGCTGACATCCAAGCAGGAAAAGTTCTGCATAACGTATGTGACAGAGGGAGGATCCCTGTCTGACGCTTACAGGGCGGCCTATAACTGCGAAAAGATGAAGCCTGAGTCTGTCAACAGGAAAGCCGCTGAGCTCATGGCCAACGGCAAGATTTCGGCAAGAATCAGCGAGCTCAGGGCGGAGGCAAGGCATAATGCCGTTGTTACGGTAGAAGAGCACCTCCGGGAGCTGGCCAGGCTTCGCGACCTGGCCGTTGAGACCAGGCAGTACGGAGCCGCCATCAAGGCCGAAACAGCGCGTGGCAAGGTCTCCGGTCTTTACGTGGACAGGCAGGAGAGCAGGGTGGACGCCAGGGTGGTCTACAGCTGGGAAAATGACTGATGAAGCGCATCGTGATTCCATATAAACCGCGGTACCCGGAAGCGCATACGGCTATCAGTAAGGCGCGATTCACTGTTCTGGTGGCCCATCGTCGTTTCGGGAAGACGGTGCTCTCGGTCAATCATCTGCTCCGTGCCGCTCTGACGAGCCGCATGGAGCGGCCGAGCTTCGCCTATATTGCGCCATTCCGTAATCAGGCAAAGGCTGTAGCCTGGGATTACCTGAAGCACTACTCCAGCGTGGTAGAGGACAGAACCGTTAACGAGTCAGAGCTTTCTATCGAGTTCGGTAACGGCGCCAGAATCCGGATTTTCGGTGCTGACAATCCTGATGCGCTGCGAGGTCTGTATTTCGACGGTGTGGTTCTGGATGAGGTTGCCCAGATGCGCCACGAGGTGTGGGATGAAATTGTCCAGCCGGAACTGGCAGACCGCCAGGGCTGGGCCCTCTTCATCGGTACGCCCAAGGGCACCAACCTTTTTTCTGAGATATACGACCGCGCCCGTACGCGGCAGCAGCAGGGAGACACGACCTGGTGCGCCCTCTGTTACCGGGTGGATGAAACGGACGCTATTCCGGCCTCTGAGGTCGAAAGACTGCGGTCCGAGCTTTCCGAGTCCGCATGGCGGCAGGAGTTTTTGTGCGACTTCACGGCGTCCAGCGATGACGTGCTCATCACCATCGACATGGTGACGGAGGCCTGCGCACGCGAAGTGCACCCGGATACCAGTATCGGCATGCCGCTTGTCATGGGCGTGGACGTCGCACGATTCGGCAACGACGCCAGTGTTATCTGTCTGCGGCGGGGGCTCGCTTGTCTGCCGCCCATGGTCTTCCGCGGGCTCGACAATATGCAGATGGCAGACAGGGTTGCCTTGGCTATCAGCGAAAACAGCCCTGCCTGTGTCTTCATTGATGCTGGGCAGGGACAGGGAGTTATCGACCGGCTTATCCACATGGGATTTCCGGTGATCGAGGTTCCCTTCGGGGGCAAGCCTCTGAGCGGGAAGTTCGTCAACCGGCGAACTGAGATGTGGTACGGCGTACGAGAGTGGCTGAAAGCCGGCGGAATCCTCCCGTCTGACTGTGCCCAGCTCAAGTCCGAGCTCACCATCCCCAGGTATTGGTATGACGCAGCAGGCCGTATCGTGCTGGAACCCAAGGACCGAATTAAGGAGCGCCTCGGGGCGTCACCCGACATCGCAGACGCTCTGGCTTTAACTTTCGCCGCTCCCATTGCCATAGATCAGCCAGCCGCACAGAGTGGAGGGTTCGCCTTGGGCTACGAACCCATGGTTTGGAGGACATAATGCCAGTTATCTTTAGTCCTGCCACCAGAGAGGATCGTATTTCTGTTTTCTCCACCATGGAGATTGAGCGCACCTTGCGCTTCGTTATGTGGGGCTACGCTGCTCCGACGCTGGGGGACTGGATGGACGCTACCGAGTCTCTGGAGATGTATATCGGCGCCGATGATCAGGGGTTCGCCATGGCAACATGGGCATTCCCCCTGCAAGGGCGTGCACTCCCCGTACATTTTATGGGTGCGCGCCGTGTTTTCGACAGGGCCGACGAGTACGCCCGCGCTATGTGCCGCATGTGGTTCGATACCCACCAGGAGGCGTCGTGTCTTCTCGGCATCACGCCCAGGCCTTTCGGACATGTGTTCAGGCACTCCCTGCGCATAGGGTGGAAGAGGCATGGGGAAATCCCCTGCGCGTGCGTACTTGGAAGTGGCAGATGCGTATCAGCAGTCATCACGTCGCTGGAGAGAGAATCCGGAGGTGAACAGTAATGGGTGCAGGTGGCTTTGTGAGGAAGATTTTCGGCGGAGGCGGCGGTGGAGGTGGTGGTTCCTCCTCCAATGCTCAGGCGGTTGCCGAGGCAGAGGCGGCCAGAAAAAGGGCTGAAGAAGAGAGAGCCCGACAGCAGGCAGAGCTGGAACGTCAGCGGAAGCTCGCTGAAGAGGCCGCAGAAAGAGCCAGGCAGGCGAAGATATACGCGGATAAAGTCGAGCAGGTCCGTCTCTCCGCTGCAACTCAGGATGCTCCCACGAAGGATAGCGGCGCCAGCTCTATGGAGGAGAAACGCAAATACCGCAGAGGAAACGCTACCCGTCTCACGGGGAACCTGGGCACGGACGGTACTGTTACGACAGCTGCTGGAGCAAGGCTTGGCGGCACCGGAGGGGATTTGTAATGGGGGTTGGACTCGCAATAGGGGCAGGACTTCTTTTTGGAGGCCTGTCTTTCGCTTCTTCCATGATGCAGGCGAACGCCGCGGCCGAGGCCGCTGACAAGCAGGCCCGTATTGCACGGGAGCAAGCGGAAGCCGCCCGCCAGCAGGCTCAGGCCATGCAGCAACAGGCAGACGCAACCCGCCAGCAGGCGGACAAGCAGTCTCAGGCGGCACAGCAGCAGCTCGCTGAGACCCAGCGCTACAACAAGGAGATGGAGTCTGCGCAGTCCCAGCAGGAAGCCGAGGCGGCATACGTACGCGATACAGAGCGCCGCAGGCTCGTTCAGAGGCAGGGTATCTCCGGCACTATTCTCACCAGCGGACTGGGTGGGCTGAGTGACACGGGAAGCAGGACACTCACATCGGGCGTGAAGCTCGGTGGCGGAGGTCTCAATGGCTGACCTTTCCTTTAAGGAGGCCCGGCAGCTATGCAGTCACGTCGAGGGGCTCCGCAATGAGCGCCTTGATGAATGGCGCGAGCTTTGCGCCCTTTTCCTGCCGCATCGTGGGCGCTTCAAGGGAGAAACTCCCGAGGGGCTGCGTGAGCGCAAACAGTACAACAACCACGCCACTGCAGCGCTCATCGAAGCAGCAGCCATGCTTACATCCTGCGCTACGCCAGAAGGGCTAACCTGGTTCGGCCACGATTACCTCGACCCGGCAATGCGCGAGATGTCAGGAGTACTGGAGTGGCTCAAGAACGTGGACGACATCATCAGGCTGGAGCTTAAACTGGGCGGATTTTACGAGGCTATTGACGCCTGCAATCAGGAGCTTCTCGGCGTGGGGTGCTGTCTTCTGTCGGTCATGCCCGGAAGAAGCAAGCCGCTGATTTACAGGTGTTGCACTGTTGGTACCTACGCAGTGGCAATTGACCGCGAACGCGAACTGGATTGTGTGGTTGAGCACGAATACTTCACGGCCCGGGAGCTGGTGGAGTCCTTTGGTGAGGCCCGCTGTTCCGAGGCGACGCGTAAGGCCGCCACAGAGACGCCGTATAAGATGATTGACGTCACACACATGACCTACGTCCGCAGGCAGGCTCCGATGGAGTCCATGGCCAGTACGGACATGCCTGTAGGCTCAGTCTGGTGGGAACCCGACGGCAGGGACTTTCTGGCCAGGAGTGGGTATGAGTCGATGCCCTATTTTTTCACTGTCTGGCACGACGGCGGGCGTTCCATATATGGAACGGGCCCCGGTGACCTTGCCCGGTGCGACCAGAGGCAGGTGAACGCCCAGGAGCTCTACAAGTCCCTCGGCCTGGAGAAGATGATTGATCCGCCTCTTGCCATTCCGGGCAACATGGCCGGGAAGATTGACACCACGCCAGGAGCCCGCAACGTAGTGGCCTCTCTGCAGGGAACGCAGGCGGTCATGCCTCTGTACTCCGTGGATTTTTCCCGCGCCGTGCAGGCAGTCCAGCAGGAGATCCAGATAGTGAGCGGCAGGTTGGACGACATTCTGCTCCGCAATGTTTTTTCTGTTCCTCCCGATGAACTTCTGAAGGGGATGACGGCAACGGCTGTCGTAGCCCGCAGGCGTGCCGCCCTCCAGAAGATGGGGCCGGCCATCAACCGCTACGAATCCCGCATCCTTTCCGGAGTCATTGAGCGCACATATGGAGTGCTTGCCTCCATGGGGCTGATCCCTGAACCTCCATTCCCAGAGGCAGCCAGCCCCATGCAGATCTCCTACCAGTCCCCACTTGCTGAGGGTCTGAAGCAGAGCGGCTCAGATTCCATTACGGCGTTTCTGCAGATAGCCCAGCCCATTATTCAGGCTGTTCCTGACTGCGCAGATAAAGTGGACTTCGACCAGGTGCTTGATATTTGTGCCAGGTCTCTCGCCGTAGATCCGTCCATCATCCGATCCGACGAAGACGTGGCTGCCATCAGGAAGCAGAAGGCTGAAGCCCAGCGTCAGCAAATAGAGCAGGAACGCCAGAGGCAGGAGATGCAGCAGGCTGCCCAGCTCGGCAGCGTGAAGACTGAAGGGACACTGGCCGGCGCTCTTATGGGCACCAATCCGGAGGCAGCCAATGCAGGATTCTAACGAGGCCAGGCAGGCAGTCCTCGACCTGCGGGAAGTTATCCTCACGCCTGCAGGATATCGTGTCTTCATACGTCTTCTGCATTCTTTCGGGTACGGCTCTCAGATGACCGTCTCTGAAGAAGCCGTCATCCTTCACAACCTTTCCAACAACATTCTCGCAGCGATACAGGAGGCCGATCCTCAGACGTGCATCGACATGATCGCGGAGCTCCGTGGAATCCTGCCGCTGGTATCGACAAATCAGGAGAAGACCAATGCCTAACGAAATTACCGACACATCCCCCGTCGCAGCTGCAAGTGCAGCCACCGCACAGACTCCTGTAGCTGCGGACCCAACTCCCGCGAATAGCACGAATCCCACCGTGAAGGCCGATCCCTACACATCCATAGGTGCAGAGCCTGGGCTCGGGGGTGCGTCCCCGGTAAAGTGGCAGGATGCTCTTCCAGAGTCCATGCGTGAGGCGGCTGGCGGCTTCGCCAGTGCAGATGAGGCCGTGCAGGCCATGAAACGCGGCATGGACTACCATCCTGTAACCAGCGCTGAAGAAGTGAACTTGAAGTTCCCGGAAGGTATCTCCGTAGACGAGGAACAGAATCTCGCTTTCCGGGAGCTCTGCGTCAAAACGGGGCTCACCAGGGCACAGGCGCAGGCCCTTGCTGACTGGCAGATAGAGTCCGAGACAGCCATGATGAAGGCCCGGACCGAGTCAACTACAGAACAGCTCAAGAAGGAGTGGGGTGCTGACTACGTCCGCAGGGACGATCTTTCCCAGCGCGCCCTCCGCGCTCTCGATAAACGGGTCGGCGGACAGAACGAGCTCACCAGCGCACTGGTCAACAGCGGTGCATGGAGTCTTGCTCCCGTACGCATGGCGTTCGCCGAACTTGGCGGGCTGATGTCAGAGGACTCTCTGTCTGGTGGCAGAGGCGCTGCCGCTCCGGACGTTCCTGAAAGTCCCGAATCTACATATTCCAGATTTTTTAATCGTGGATAGATAGGAGGAAAATCATGTCTATTCTCGCACAGACGCTCAAAGAGATCGCTATCGACAAGGCGAAAAAGCGTCCCGAACTCGTGGACTATCTTCTCGAGGAAACCCCTGTGCTCGCCAGGGCGAAGTGGATCCCCGCTTCTCACGGCCTCTGGAACGTCGAAGAGGTGCTGAAGGCCGTGGATGGGCCCTCCTGGGTCGACCTCGGCGCACCGCTTCCCGCCATGCAGGCCCGCACCGGCCTCGAGCAGACCTACGTCTCCGTTCTTGGCGGCGAGGTCGAGGTCAGCAAGGACAAGGCTGACCAGTTCGGCGGCCCGTCCAAGTACTTCACCCGCAGGGAACGCGCCATTATCCGCAAGGCCGGTATGGACACTGAGGCCGCCCTCTTCACGAAGCAGTGGCGTGCCGCCGCGCTCAAAAAGGGGACCAAAATATCCTGTGGAGGGACCACATCCAATGCCCAGTCCACTATCATGGTGGTCCGCATGAGCGACGAGCTTAATACGGGCATCTATGACCCGGCCTGTTTCTCCAGCGGGTATCTCGTGGACATCAGGCCGATTAACGGAGGTCAGGAGTACCATCTCCGTACACAGTCGGGCGTGCTCGGGTATGGCGTGTCCTACCGTGGCCGCTTTGGCTGGCAGCTGCTGGCTCCCGAGCGCACAGTTTGTGCCCTGGTCAACATCGAGGATGGCCATCTTCCCACGGAGATGCAGCTGCAGGAGGCTATCTCCAATGTACGCGGCAGCGCCGCCAGCACTATGATTATCGGTCATCCGCTGGTGCTCGGCAAAGTATTCGGCAGCCTTAAGCTCGCCAAGCTGGAGTACAGCAACGGGGATACAGCTCTCAACCATGCCGTCACGTCGTACTACGACATCCCGATTTATGGCTCCTACAACCTGCCCAACGGCTCCGAAGCAGTTGTGTCCTAAAGGAGAAAGACAATGGCCTTTGATTACGCCCAGCCTATGAATCACTGGTATGACCAGTACTTCAGTAAAGATGCCGCTCTCGGCAGCACCATAACCTCTGATGCTCTCTGCTGCGGCGGAACTCAGGGCGGCGTCATCGTCGTCGTTGAGGCCGCCACGGGATGCACCATCTCCGGCTCCAATACTGTCAGCCTGACCTTCCAGCACAGTGATACCGCCGACGGCCCCTTTGCTGCCGTATCTCCGGCTGTCTCGGTCTCCGTTGGCGCCGGAACTTTTGCCGCAGGGGACGTGCTTATGCGGGCTATTGTGCCCGCCGGAGTGAAGGATTTTGTTAAGTGTGTCCTCACAGGCACGGCCACGGGCACCGTTAACGTGAGCCTCAACTATCTCGCAAGGTAGGGGCCGGGTTTGGGCGTCCCGACAAAACGCCCGCATACGGTTCATGGAGGGATGGCGTGATAAATTCCCAGACAACAAAAAATCTGTACAGGGGCAATGGGAGCACCCTGTCGTACCCGGTGACCTATCCTTTTTACGAGGCGGAAAACCTGCTCGTGCTGGTGGCAGTCGGAGAGGTCGAAGAAACGCTCTCCCTGGGCGCAGACTACTCAGTTGCCATTAACACGGACGGATCGGGTGGCACTGTCACGTTTACGTCGGCGGAGCGTGTCCCTGCAGGGTGCACCATAGCTATCATGCTTAACATGGCACTCGTGCAGGAACTCGATCTCTCGGCGGTTTCACACATTGATACGGAGAGCCTTGAACAGGAACTCGACAAGCAGGTCCAGTATATCCAGCAGATGAGTGAAGGCCTTTCCCGCGCAGTTAAGACGAACGCCACGTCGGAGATTTCTCCGGACAGGCTCGTATCCAGCCTGTTCGCTGCCAGAGACGAGAGCGTGGCGGCGAAAAACGCAGCCGAGACTGCGCAGGCTTCGGCTGAAGCCGCTGAGGCGTCTGCCGTGGCTGCACGTGAGGCGACGGAAACCGCTTCAGCTTCGGCTCAAAACACTATCTTTGAGGCAGGTGCCGCGGCTGCCGCAGCGGTCAGTGATGCAGGCACCGCGCAGGTGTCAGCAGTCAACGCCGCAGGCGCGGATCAGGTCTCTTCGGTGAACTCCGCCGGAGCTGCCCAGATCAGCAGCATCCAGTCCGAAGGCGCAACCCAGGTAACCAGTGTTACCTCAGCTGGCACAACCCAGAAAACGGAGATGCAGGCTCTTGTGACTGCGGCGTCCGGGTATGCAGAACTGGCGCACACTTATGCCCAGCAGGCCTCCCCGGAAGGCGTTGTGCATCTGGTCGGCGATGAAACTATTTCCGGAGTGAAGACGTTCACGCAGACTATCGCGGGCACTGCTGCTGCGGCAGAGAAGCTGGCCACGGCCCGCACCATCACGCTTTCGGGGGCTGCCTCCGGATCGGTATCTTTTGACGGATCAGCTGATACAACGCTGGAAGTTGCCTGCATGGTTAAAAACGAAGAATTTACCGCAACCAATACTACCGGAAGAATAATAAAATACAATGACGGTTTGTATATTCTATATGCGAATATAGGCTATGCAAAACCATATGACGGGATAACATATTTCTATTTTACATTTCCTGAAGCTTTTAGCGTTATCCCAAGTGTATATATTACAAATTGTAATAAAGAAATCTATTACGGATTTACAGCAAGAATTACAACGGCAACGAACATAAGAATTGATTATTACAATATCAATAAAGCTATAGTATACGCAACTACGAGCAGTGGTGACCCAAAAAGAGAATTCTACTCAACGGACGATTTTTCCCTCAATCTGCTGGCTATCGGAACCTGGAAATAGGAGATATGTATGACTTTTGAGTCTTCACAGATTTTTGTCGACGAGTACCCGCCCGAAGCGGCCGAATGGTGCAATCAGAACGGAACCTGCCATATCGAAGAAATCGCCCCTGAGAACAGTCAGAGGCGTTTTCAGATTGTCGGGAATCCTCAGCCTACATCTGAAGAGCTGGCTGAGCAGGAGAGGCTTCGTAAACAGGCCGAGGCTGAAGCGGCCAGACTGCCCGACCTTGAGGAGGCGGTTGCGGAGCTGGGCGTGACTTCCGCCTCCGACAAAGAAGAATCGGACGCGGCCGCCCTCGACCTTGCCGCCTACGCGGCTGAGCTGGAGCAGCGAATTGCCAAACTGGAGGCGAAAAATGGCTAAGATTTATTATCGTATGATCAAGACCGGACGCATGACCATTGACGAGGTTCCCACCCGCTGGAGAGCGGCCGTGCAGGCTCTTCTCGATGCAGACGAGTAGGGAGGCGCTGTCATGCCGGGAATGAACCGCTCGACTATCATTAACTCGGCTCTCCGCAGGCTTGGCGGAGTTGATACCAATATCCCCACCGGCGGGACCAATCCTGCCAACTCCCAGGCTGAGGCCGCATATACTTCCGTGGTTCGCCGTGTACTTTCTGCCTATGACTGGGGATTTGCCACGAGATACAGGGAACTGGCTGAAGTGGCAGAACCGCCCCTGTTTGGCTTCACTAAGGCTTATCAGCTTCCGTCCGATACTGTGCGCCTCGTGAGTGTGCATGCCGGGATGCGGGATGACGGGGGGGATACACATGTCTGGCTCCATCACCCGGAGCCTCCGCATGTGCGGTCAGGGCGCATTATATACTGCTCCGTTCCCCGGCTCTTCGCTCAGGTGGTCGAGACCGGGCATGAGGAAGACGCGCACGAGCCCTTTCTTGACGCCTGCGCCTATGCTCTGGCCATAGAGATAGCGCCAGCTGTTGCACACGGAGGAATTGATGTGAAGTCTCTGGTGCAGCTGTACAGCATAGCATTGGAGCAGGCCATGACCTTTGATGCCGGAGAACAGAAGCCGGAGCAGATATCCCCTGTACACGAATCGAAAATGCTGCGCATGCGATTTGGGCGCGGAGGCTTCTGATGCCGATACATATTCAGAATGTTCTCAACGGCGGGGAGATAGGGCCGATGTGCCGGGCCAGGGCCGACCAGCCGCGATACAGGAGCGGGTGTCAGACGCTTCAGAACTTCCTGCCTATGCCGCAGGGCGGCGTAACCCGCAGACCGGGGCTCGTCTATCTGGGCGAGGCGGAAAGTGCTTCGTCGAGACTCATCCCCTTCGTTTTCTCTGAGACACAGGGGCGGATTCTTGAGTTCGGCGAGAAGACCATGCGGATATGGATGCCGAATGGCACGCAGGTGGCCACGTCTGACGGAGGGATCTTTTCCGTCGCAACGCCGTATGCGGCGGCGGATCTTGCCGACCTGCGCTTTGCACAGTCGGCTGACGTTATCTACTTCGCTCACAGGAAGTACCCTCCGCACAAGCTGAGCCGCTATGCCGACAACGACTGGCGGTGGACACAGCTTACTTTTGCCCCGTCCATCGGAGCACCAGTGAACCCTTCGGCTGCCATTGTTGGTACGGGGCTTGGAAATAACGCCAGCACGAGGACATATAAGTATGTCGTGACGGCGGTTGACGACGACACCGGACAGGAATCCGCAGCATCCTCAGCCGCCATCGCCACAGGTGAGTCCCTGACGTCGGCATATGGCGTGAGGATTTCGTGGACCGCTCCCGCGGGGGCCGTTGCCGAGTATCGGATTTACAAACTCAAGGGCGGCATTTACGGCTTTATTGGCAGAGCGAAGGGAACCACCTCATTTGAGGATTACAACATTATCCCCGACGATGGAGACACGCCTCCAACGTATAACACGCCTTTTAGCGGAGAAGGCAACTACCCCGGACTCGTTTTTTTCCATCAGGGACGGCTGGGATGGGCTTCTACCGATAACCAGCCCATGACTGTCTGGCTGTCCCGCTCGAACGAGCTGGAGTCGCTCGCCGAATCAGTCGTCCCCAAGTCTGATGATTCTATCGAAGTGACGCTGGCAGCTACGCAGGCAAATGCTTTTACGTGGCTGCTTCCGGACCGCACTGCGCTCTGTGTCGGCACGACGGGGAACGAGTGGACGCTGGAGCCGTCGGGAAGCGCCATCCTCACACCTGGCAATCCGGCATTCAACAAGCAGACATCGAACGGCGGTGAGTCCCTCCACCCGCTTAACGTTGGTGGAAGCGTCATCTATCTTCAGCGCGGATCCTCTGCGGTACGGGCTTTCGCTTACTCATATAATGAAGACAAGTACGTGGGGCAGGACATCACTATCCTCTCCAGGCATATCCTGCAGGACGTGACTATTAAAGCATGGGCGTATCAGCAGGAGCCGTATTCCATCATCTGGGCAGTCATGAGCGATGGCACCATAGCGACGTGTACGGCCATGTTTGACCAGCAGGTTATAGGATGGGCAAGGCACAAAACTAATGGCAGGGTGCTTGACGTCGTGACGATCCCCGGGGCCACCGATGACCAGATGTGGTTCCTCGTCGAACGCAGAGTTGGTGGGGTATGGCATACATTCGTTGAGAAACTGGCCCCGTTTTTTGACTCGGATGATCTCGGAGACGCCGTTTTCCTCGATTCCTCTCTGAGCTACTCGGGGGATCCCATTGACCACGTTACCGGGCTCATGCATCTCGCAGGGGAGACTGTTTCCGTGTTTGCCGACGGCGGTACCGTGGAGAACGTTACGGTCGGTACCGATGGTTCATTCGATTTACACAAAGCTGCCGGTTCTATCACGGTGGGCCTGCCCTTCACGTCACTCATGGTTCCATCCCGTCCTGAGCTGGATCTTCAGACGGGAAGCACGATGATGCACAACCGCAAGGTGTCAGAGCTGAGGCTCAGGGTCTACCGCTCGATGTCCTTCGAGATAGGCATTGATGAGGGCAGGACTTTTCCCGTCGTGGACCGCAATGTAGTGAGCGGAAAGTTTAAGACGTCGCCTTTCTGGATGGAGGGAGTCAGCGACCTCTCTTTCGTTCTTGCTGGAGCGTGGAGCGCTGACAGCGTACCGAGGTTTGAGGTGAGCACTCCTACTCCGCTTACCATCCTCGCGATACTGACCACCATGGATGTCAGCCCCAACGTGGGCAGATAGGAGGAGAGTATGGGGCTCAGCCCAATGGGAATGATGGGCGCCGGTATGGCTTTCGGGGCCTTGTCGGGTGGTCTTCAGTCCTACGTTGGAGGTGTGCAGCAGAACGCTGCCTTCACTGTGCAGAGCGCAAACGCGCAGCTCCAGGGAGCGCAGACAGAGATTGCTGCCGCCCAGGCGCTGGTTCAGGCCGAGGATGCACGCTATCAGGCGACCATGTCTGACGTACAGGCCCGGCAGACAGAGGCTGACAGGGACGTTGCCAGAGTCAATTATACGGTTCAGCTCTCGCAGATTGCAAAAGCGAGGGCTGCGCAGAGCACGAAGTACAGGACGGCGCAGGCCGACACCAGGGCACGCATGGGCGCCGCCAATGTGGACTCCTCCAGCGGGAGTGCCCTTTCCGTACTCACGGGCAACGCAGCGCAGTACGGGGCGGCCATGGCAGAGAGCTCCGTTCAGAGAGCGCTTGCCGACTATGGCTACGGACTCACAGATACGAAAATCAAGACTCAGGCCCTTATGCAGAGGAACCAGGCGGACTATCTGCGTAAAACGGGGTCCTTCTACGACAGGACGTATGGCTACACGATGAGGCAGGCTGGCTACTACTATCAGATGTCCGGGCTGTACAGCAGCATGAAGACAGGTACCGCTGGTCTCATTCTGAATGCTCTGGGGGCGGCGGGTATGGGAGCCGTGCAGGGCGGCATCATGTCTGGCGGCCTCAACGCTCTTTCCGGAGGCAGCAACGCTGCAGGCGCGGCCAAATCCGGGACCATAGTCAAAAACGTCCCGGCGAAAGCAGGTACGGGGGCGGCGGCATCCGGATTGGGGACTTCCCGTATTAGTGGCATCGCCAACAGCATTCTCGCGGCATACAGGAGATAGGATATAATGAGAAACAACATGGGTGGCGCCACGCAGTACATGAATGACACGGGGCTGAATCCCGTCAGCGCCCCATCCAGCCAGACGGGTACTCCCGGTCCGGCCAGCGTGTCTTCGCCGGGAGGAGTGAGTGGAGCAGGCAATGCGTCAGCCCCTCTGTTCGCCTCAGCGCTGGGGAATCTCCAGAGACTGGAACGCTTCGGGACGACGGTCATTGCCGCCATCGACAGGCAGAGACAGCAGGACGAGGATGCAGAAATCGTGAGCCGCATCGCCGGCATCCAGCGTCAGTCCCTGGAGTATCAGACCCAGTACAGGCAGGACCATCAGGGGCAGTCAGCTCTCTCTGCAGGCAGGGACTATGCCTCTCACGTAGACGGACTTTTTGACTCCCTAGCCAGGGAAGATAAATGGAAAGGCAACCGCCGCGTGCAGGATGCCCTGCGTGCCAAGAAGGCCGAGTACGGGGCGGTAGCTTTCGCCCGCGGCTCCATCTATGCCGACCAGCAGAGGCAGGCCTGGTACGAGGACCAGCGCAAGGTGGCCGAGCAGGGCTTTTCCGCTGCCGTGGCCAGTGGTGACGGGACTACGTCCCAGCAGGCGAGGGATAACTGCGTAGCCCTGTGGCGTATCCAGAACCCAGGGCGGGACAGCAGTGCGTATGAGTTTGAACTGGAGAACAAGGGAGCACGCGGAGCCCTCGACCTTATGGTGGCCCGGGGAGACGGCATCGCGCTTAATGGTGCTATATCCAGATTCCAGCCATATCTCTCCGCGACCGAACTCGCCAGGTACAAGGGGACTGCCGACGCTCTGCTGGAGAACCAGATTGCCGGACGTATGTCCGCAGGGGATTATGAGGGAGCTGCAGCGCTTGGGCGTCAGGCGCTCGGTGGGACCGGTCTTCAGGGGTCCAGGTCCATGACAGGATATGGCGTTCTTGCCAAAAAATATGAAAGCGGCGGCGAGGGCGTCGGCCATGTGTCGCAGGGATTGCAGGCGACCGATGGCAATGATTTTGGCTCCTGGTCTTTCATCACAAAGGGAGGAGCCAAATCCTCGGGAGCCGAATTCCTGCGCTGGTGCGCAGGGCAGGGCGAATTTGGTTCCAGGGTGGCATCGACATTCGACGGGATATTCAACGGCAATTGGGACAATATCGACAGGACAGACCTGTGGGCGAAGGGCGGTGCTGCGCGTCAGGCCTGGAAGAAGCTGGCAGACGAGAACCCCGGGGCTTTGGAACGCCTTGAGGATGCATTCGTCAGCAGGCGGTTCAATGCCGTCATTGATAAGCTCAGCCCTCAGGCCCGGGAGGCGATTCGTACGAATCCGGCTCTCATGGAGATGGCTATTTCCACTATCAACCAGCACAAAAGCGCCATCAGTATTCTCAATTCCTGTTACGACGCAGACCCGGAGACGTATGGCCGTAAGGTGTACGCCATGCGCAGCGACCCCAAACGGTTCGCCGCAACCGGAGACCCTCATATCGGCGAGAGGCGATTCTCCCGTGAGCTCCCTGACTTCCTCGGCATGCTCCATAGCGGCGGCGTCGGCGGCGGCCCCATCGTCACCAGCGATGTCTCCCGCAAAAACATTGAGGCCCGTCTGAACAACGAGCTCCCCGGCATGCGTATTCTCAAGGATACCGAAGGAATCACAAGCATTGAGGACCGTGAGGTAGCGGCTCTGGAGGCAGTCTCTCAGCTTCCTTTTGGCCAGCGGGACCAGGCGCAGACCATCGTCACGAGAGAGCTGAACTTTATGAAGGCCCAACGGGCGGCCGGTGAGGCTAAGGCGATGGCTGATTTCTGTTCCCTTGCCGCCTCTCAGCAATGGAGCCCGGTAGAAATTGGCCGTCAGATAGACGCTATGGCGTCAAGCGGCAAATACCGGCCCGAATTTATCAACAGGCTCCGCTCTCTGGAGCAGAGTAACAGCAGGGAAGAAACTTCCCAGCAGAAGAAGAACGCCCTCTCTCTGATGGCGTCCGTAGATGCGAACCTCGCTGCAGGAGGGGAATCCGTGAACTACGACACTACGGAGATAGACAAAGCCTTTGCCAGTGGGGATATCACCTTCACCCAGCGGAACAATATCATCGAGTACGCCAGAAACGGCGGAGCAAGAAAGAACGTCACAGTCGAAAACGTGCAGGATATCTACCGCAGGCTCACCGGCGACAGGAAGGCGGAGCTTCCTCCTGAGCTCTTCTCTCAGGTGTATGACAGACTCAGTAAGGTACAAACCACCGGTAAACCCATCGACAACGAGGCCATCAGCCGTGTTGTATCTGAGCTTCTGACCCCGGTTCAGTACGACCGCAGGTTCTGGTGGGATGGAGAGGAACCGGCTTACGAGGCAAATGCAAAAGGACACAGGGTAGTCGGTATGACCGTCCCTGCATACAGGCTTCCCGCCATCAAAGCCCTGATGAAGCAGAAAGGGTACAGCGACGCACAGATAGCGGACGAGGCGCTGGTAAGGCAGTTTTACGCCGCGTATATGCAGCAGAGGAGCAGATAGATGTACGAAGCAGAATTTCCGGTTCCCGAGGGAGCCCCTGCAGCCGCACAGACAGAAGATACGGGAGACGCTTCCCGTTTCATGGCCGGCAGCCTGCCTCTTGATGGTGCCGGCCCCATGGGCATTATCTATGACAGGGAGCAGGAGCTGTATGCCGCAGTCCCGGCGCTGGACGGTAACGGCCCCATATCCACAGAACGTCAGACCGCGAATTATATGTCCGGGAAGAAGGCGTATGCCTTTTTCGACTCCGAGGAGGACGCCAGGGCGTGGAGAACCCAGCACACTACGCCTGAGGCTGTCAGCGCCGCGCGCAGGCAGCTCCGTTCCCAGATGCTCCTGTCCAGGGGAATCACGCCCGAACAGATTGCCAGGGATAAGGCCGTGGCCTCCCGCCTCGGCATATCGTTTGACCTCTACCGGTACAACCGCGATGAGCTGGACGACGAAGATGCTGCCCGCACCATTGAGCGGTATGACGGTCTGACGGGGTATGCCGCCACCAGCCCTCTCGCTGCTGCATATGTACGCAGCGATCATGCGGCTCTTGCCTCTGTCGAGGAGCTCATAAAAAGGAGCGGCCTGGACGGAGAAATCCGTGAGTTCAGAGAACCAGGCCTCATGCACTCCTATGACCTGGGCACGAAGCAGGCAGAGCTCGCCAGGCTGGGCAATGCATACGCAGCAGGCACCGCCACGCTGGAGGATATCGACAGGGTCAAAGCTCAGATAGCCGATCTCAGCCGCATGCCATCCACGAAGTTGTTCACGGAAAAGCCAGGGAGCGGCAATGATATTATTGCTGAGGCTGGTAACTGGCTTGCGGATACGTTTTCCTTTTCCAAATTTATGGAGCAGGTGCCCACTTCCGTAGGCGCACAGGCCGCCTCTGCGGCTGAAGGCCTTGGCATGACGCTGTCCCTTGCCGCTGCCGGAGCAAAAGCAGGAGCCGCCGCAGGGACTGCTGCAGCCCCTGGTCTGGGAACAGGCGTAGGTGCGGCCATTGGCGGTATCACTGCGGGAGCTGCCGGCCTCGCCACTTACATGGTCAGGTCCGGGCAGCGCACGTACGAACTTGAACGAGGAAGCCAGATTGCATCGATGCTGGAAGAGAAGGATGCCGACGGCAACCCCCTTCCAAAGGATGTCATTGTGGCCGCGGCATCTCTTTACGCTGCCATTTCCACCGGCGTTGAACTTGGAAGTGATGCTGTCTTCGCCAGAGTGCTTGGTCCGCTGGCCGGGAAGCTGGCAGGGTCCGCAGGGGCGAAACAGACGGCGCGTGCAGCCATCATGCGTGCTGCCAGGGACAAGAATCTGCAGGGGGCTCTTGTCGATGCTGGCAGGCGCATGGGCGCGCTGACCGTTACGGAAGGCAGTGAAGAGGCTATACAGGAAGGTGCCGCAATCCTCACCGAACAGGCCGCCAAAGCGTACGCCAATGTCAGCCGTGGACAGACTTTCGACATGACTCCTGATCCGGCCAGGACCAGGGAACGCCTCTCTGATGCCTTCTGGGGCGGCGCCGCAGGTGGTTTCTGGATGGGTGGCGGTCCTGTTATCGCCATGTCGGCACTCAATATCGAGGCCGCGCATGCCGCCCGTAAATTCGCTGACAGGCAGGTGGCCATTCACGAGCGCGTCATGCAGACGCAGATGCGTTCCCTTGACGCAGGTGCCACCATGTCGGCGCTGGAGCACATGGGCCCGGAGATGTCTGAGAATATGGTCATCCCTCTGGACGCAGCCGTTGCTCTCCATCAGGAGGGTACGGATATCCTCACCCCGCTTGGACTTTCTCTGGAGACGGCTCAGGACGGTGCCGCCAAAGGTATGTCCATTACGGTTCCGCTGTCGGCCATGCACGCCACACTGGATTCCCAGCAGTTCAGGAGCGCGGCCGAAATAATGCACCGGGGCGACGAGGCTGCCAGCGCGTCTGATGCCAGCTTTTCCGCGCAGGATTTCAGTGAGGCGCTGGCGCAGGCTGCTTCCGATATGGACGCTATGGCCGCCGAGCGTGAAGGCGTGGCTCATCTTTCCCCGGAACAGATATCCGGCCTCGATGCAGCGCACGCGGAGATGCGTAATCAGCTCATTGAGGCTATCGGGTCTCAGCCCAATCTGAAGGCGCAGGCCGAAGCCAGCGGAGGCGTGCAGCAGTATGCTGACGCACTTCTGGAGACGTGGCGCAGGTGGGCTCTTCAGATGAGCCGCCGTACGGGAGAAAATCCCGCCGATATCTACCGGAGGATAGCATTCTCTGGCGGCCAGCAGATGATCCGGTCCAACCCCGCCAAAGGCACGGCCAGCGTGCAGGACGTTACCTCCGGAACCGGGTTATCCGGAGAGGAACCGCAGGCCAAAGGGCTCACCAATTCCGGAAGTGTCTCATCTATGGGCAGGGATATGGGGAGCGTGCTGCGGCAGGAGTCTGACAGTGAAAGGTTTGAGCGTGACGATATAGAGAGGAAGCCTGACTCGGCAATCGCTTCTGTGGTTGAAGATAACGGCGTCGACATCCCTGAATTTAAAAAGCAGAAGGAACTTGCAGAGTGGCTGTTCAACCACTTTGGGATCACTGGCGACGTGGAGATAAAATCCACTGGCAAGACAGTACGAATAACAAAGACCGGAGTCAGGGCTTCATTTAAGCGCAATAGAGAATCTGGACACCAGGCGTCGTACACGATGCTGGACAGGCTCATTGCGAGCTCTGAATACGATCATTCCGAAACTGCCGATGGGCAGAAGAAGCATTCCGGAGTGGGCGGGCAGGACGTGTACCACGCCGCCTACAGACTGAATGGCAAGCTATACGCTGTGCGTCTTAAGTTTGACATACCTTCGGGTTCCGAAGTGGAAGTTCGAAAAAAAGTCCACAAGGAAGAGAAAATAGAGGACGATAGATATAAAGATCACTCGTTGACTGAAATACAAATCGCGCCTGCTACCGTTCACGATGGATTCGAGGGCCATCCGGCAACAAGCGCGATTCGTGAGGTAACGTTAGGCATTCTCCGTGGCAATGTCAATGCTACGCAGATGAAAGATGGAATTCTGTCGCAGGACGCCGAGAAGGTTATCAACGGCCAGGTGCGCTTCAACGAGGGCGAAGGCAACTACGTTGTGGAGCTCTTCAAAACTGCCAACCTGTCCACGCTGGCCCACGAGATGGGGCACATCTACTTTCTCGAGATGCAGAGGGCTGTGGAGAATGGCCTTGCCGACGAGTCGATGCAGAAAGACTACGGGAAGCTGTGCGCCTATGTCGGAGCCAAACCCGGTACCAGATGGACTGTCGGGCAGAATGAGAAACTGGCCCGTGCCTGGGAGACCTACCTGCGCGAGGGCAGAGCTCCCAGTTCAGTACTGGAAGAGGCGTTTGCCAGGTTCCGCCAGTGGCTCACGAAGATCTACCGTGAGCTTTCCATGCTCAACGTTGAGCTGAACGATGAGGTGCGGGGCGTGTTCGACAGGATGCTGGCAACTGACGCGGAAATCGAGGAGGCCACCATCCAGCACGGCATTGTGGATCTGACCACCGGCGAACTCGACGCTCTGGGTGTGACGAAGCCCCAGCAGGAAGTCACACGCAGGGTCATTCAGACAGCCAAAGCCATAGCCGCACAGCGGCTGCAGGAGAAGAGGGAATACGAGCGTACCCAGCGTATGGCCGATTACCGCAGGCAGGCCGCCAAAGAGGTGAATGCGCTTCCGTCTTCGCAGGCTAAAGCGGCTATGCGCAGGACTCCTCTCAACAAGAACGCCCTTATCGCTGCCGTAGGCGAGGAAGCCACCCGGGAGCTTATGGACAAAGGTGTCGGTCTGGTTAGCGAAAAGGGGGAGGCCGATCCGACCATACTTGCAGCCCGGCAGGGCTATGCCAGTGCCGAAGATATGGTTTCCGACATTATCAGCAGCAGGACGAAAAAAGAGGCTGTCGAGGAAATCGCCCGGGCAATGGAGGCGAAGTACGAGGCTCAGTATCATGCCATCGACGAGGTTGTGGCGACGGAGGGCGTTCACGCCCATCTCGCCGCAGTTGGCAGCGCTCTGGCCAGAGTAGCCGGACGCGCCTATGTCCAGCAGCAGGCCATTGCAGCCATCGCCTCTGAGACGCTTGCCGGTATGAATATGTTTGACGCCATGAGGTCTGTATCCTTCCGGGCGAACATGCGCAACGCCCTCCGTTCAGAGCGCAGGGCCATTGCTTCGGGAGATTACACTGCGGCCATCGAGGCCAATACCAGGGCCCGTATTCAGCTGGAGCTCGCACGTCAGTCCCGCGAACTGACTGAGACACGGGACAGGCTGGAGCGTCAGATTAAGCGTTTCTATGGCTCCAGGAGCGCCCCGGAACGTTCCAAAGCGTTCCTCTTCGCTCTGGCGTCCCGTCACGATTTTGGCCCGACGCTGGCCGCCGCTGAGAAGTATTCCATCGAGGACCTCAACGAGTGGCAGGAGGAACTGAAGAAAAACGGGTTTGAGCTCCTTCTTGATCCGGAAGTAATGTCGACAGACACCCCATGGACGGCCATGACAGCTGCCCAGTTTTCTGAGCTGACCGACGCCATCAGGCAGGTTATTATGGTTGAGCGCAACCAGCGCAAACTTCTGACGTCCAACCGTAAGGAAGGTCTGAAGGAGATGTGCGAACAGCTGGCGGCTTCCATCACGGCTCATGGCAGGCCTCAGTTCCAGAAAACCGTCGAGGAAGAGGCCCGCATCGTTTCCACGCTGAAGCGTATCCACGTAAGCCAGACCAAGATCGAGGAGCTGTGTCTCCAGATGGACGGCGGGAAGCTGGGACTGGCATGGGAACTCATCTATCGCCCCATCACGAAGGCCGATGAAGCCCAGGCTCTCAAACTCAGGGAAGTGCGCGAGTACCTCAGGGAGAATATCTTCGGCCTGTACACGGCGAAGGAACTCTCCGTCATGGGCCTGAAAAAGAAACTGGTGCCGTCCATCGGCGAGTCTCTCACGAAAGAGAACCGCATAGCCGTGGCTCTCAATCTCGGCAATGCCGTAAATAAGGAACGTATCATGACCGGGCACAAGTGGACGGAGGCGCAGATAGCCGAAATCGTGTCCGAGCTTGACGAACGCGACTGGAAGTTCGTTGAAGCCGTGTGGAAGTACTTCGAAACATTTCGGCCCGAATCCTTCAAGGTTGAAGAGGAGATCACCGGCGTGCGCCCCAGAGCTGTTGAGGCAGCTCCGTTCCAGGTGACAACCGCGGACGGCAAAACCCTGACACTCTCCGGCGGCTATTACCCCATCAGGTACAATTCTTCCAAGTCTTTCAAGCAGTTTGCCCGGGACCAGAAGGAGATGGATCAGGAGCTGTTCGGGGGCAGAAACTACGGAACCGCCCAGACGAAGCACGGACATCTCAAAGAACGCAAAGAGGGCGGCAATAACTCACCGCTTCTCCTGGAGCTTTCTGTCATTCCGGATCACCTCTACAATACTGTCCACGACGTTTCCTTCCGTAAGGCCATCATCGACGTCGCCCGCGTTATCCGTAACGGAGATGTGCGGTCGGCTATCGAGAACTACGCCGGGAAGGAATACTACCGTCAGCTCATGCCGTGGCTGCAGGACTGTGCCCAGGAGAGGCAGGAACCGATGTCCCAAATAAATGCTTGGGCGAGATGGGCCAGATCCGCAGGTTCCATCGTGACCATGGGATTCAAGGCTACCACCATCGCGACCCAGGTCGTCGGCATTACACAGACTATCGACGTTATCGGAGCAAAGTGGACCATGGCCGGGCTTCGAAGAGTCTACGGCAATCCTTTCCGTCTCGGCAGTCTGTGGGATGAGACTGTGGCCCGCAGCGCCTTTATGGCGACCCGCGTGGAGAGTTACGACCGTGAAATACGTGATATGGCCAAGAGCCTCCATGTGGGAACGGTCCGCAACTGGGTCAATATCATCAGACAGAAGGCGTTTGTTCCAATGGGGATTGCCCAGCTCGGAGTTGACCTGCCCACGTGGTGGGGCGCCTACGAGAAGGGCGTAAGGGATTTTCATGGAGACACGGCGCGCGCCGCGGAGTACGCCGACTCCTGCGTCAGGCAGGCCCAGGGCTCTGGCTCTATGAAGGATCTCTCTGCCATCCAGCGCGGCTCAGAACTGCAGAAGCTGTTCACGATGTTCTACTCGTACTTCAACACGTTCTACAATCTCTTAGCCAGGCACATCCGTGAGCTTCGCGATGATTTTTCCCCCGCCGGAATTTTCCGTGCAGCCAACTCGGCGCTCCTGCTGTGGTTCATTCCCTGCGTATTCTCCGAGTTCTTAGCGGGGAGGGGGCCTGACGATGATGAGGACTGGCGTATCTGGGCGGCGCGCCTGGAGCTGACCTATCCGTTCCAGAGCATCGTGGGCGTGCGTGATATCGTGAATGGGATTGCCTCGGCATACGGCTATCAGATGTCCCCTGCCGCCGCAGCGCCCGAGAGTATCGTGGCGTTCGGGCGCTCTGTCATAAAGGCGCTGGAAGACGAGGAGCCCGGAGCGATGGTGAAGCCTGCCATCAAAGCCACCGGCTACCTCTTCAGCCTGCCCGTCGGGCAGCCGCTCATCACCTGCGGCAATCTGTGGGACTATGTCACAAATCCCCGCTCCGAGCTCTACGTCCGGGACCTGTTCTTCGATAAGCCCGAAAGCAGGAAAAAGAGAGAAAAGTCTTACTAA